GCTAACAACCTATTGATACCCGGACAGCCACTTAAGGCTTTAAAGCAAATGTTTAATAATATGTCAGCGGATAATGCAATATATGATTTTAAAGAAAAAGAAAAACTTCTTGATTCTATAATGCGCGCAGCAAAGTTTTTTATAGGTGGCACGAAAGCTATTGTAAATAAAAAAGATACACCTCTTACAAGTCTAACTGATTCGGTACGAGTACTACTACAGTCTGTTATTGCAGATGCTAAGGCTAAGGGTATTGATGAGATTGTTCTTCCTCCTATAGAGAAGTTAGCAGAAAAAAGATTTGCAACTGGAGGTAAATCCTATAGAAAAGCTATCACTAAAGGCTCAGGCTTTCACAATACATATGTAGTAGCTTTTGATAAAGCTTTAAAGCAATTGCAAGCTGAGCTTGGCAATCAAATTAAAGTAGGAACTAAAGATTTAAAGTATAGAAAAGCAGCACCAGATTGGGACGACAATGCCCAGACGGAAGCTTATATAGAAGCTGCAGAAAATAGAGTAATGGCAGAAAGATTTCCTCGTGGTGATATAGCTAAAAAAGTAGCTAAAGCAGACGCAGAAGATTTTGTAATACTAAAAGGTAAGTCTATTAACATTAAAGACTTGAAGTTAGATCCTAAAACAAGTAAACTACGCTTTAACAAAGGTGGCTTAGTTAAAGGTTTGATGTCCAGATGAAACTACAGAAGTTAGTAAACGACAAGGCTTTGTGGGATGAGTTCTGCGAAATGCTAGATAGTAAGATACTACAGGTACACAAGAAGATGGAACAAGTCACAAAGACAGATGATATGTTTAGATGTCAGGGTGAAGCAGCAGTGTTACGTAAGCTTAAATATTTGAGGGATGAAGTTAATGGCAATCAATGATCAGATGGAAATGGCCTTAAGTAGCCCAGCGCCACGAGTTGACCCTGTGTCTGGTAATGAAGTTCCTCCGGGTTCTCTACCTGTAGAAGTACGTGACGATATTGATGTTAATTTAAGTGAAGGTGAGTACGTTGTTCCTGCTGACGTACTACGTTTTCATGGTGTTAAATTCTTTGAAGACCTAAGAGCAGAAGCTAAGATGGGCTTAGCTGGAATGGACGCTGATGGTCGCATTGGTGGTGAGCCTGTAGGAGATGCTCCTATGGACCCAGCAGCTATGGGTATTAGTGAAGAAGACATAGCTATGCTTGAGGAAGCCATGGGTGGCGGGGGCATCCCTGCTACTGCCCTTGCTAAAGGTGGGCTGATGGACAAGGTAGCATTTACTGCTATGAATGACCCTCTAGTTAATGAACGCATAAACTCTAAAGGTATGGCTGTTGGTTTTGCTGAGGGAGGAATGACACAATCTTTGTACAGTGACCCTACTCGTATTGACTCTATCATTGATAAAGTAATGAATGCTGCACAAAATAATCCTGCCTTGTTAGGTGAGTTATCTAAGCGTGGTGTAACAGTAAATACTACTAAGGCTGATATGAAACCTGCTGAGATGCAGCAAGCTAACACACAACCAGTTGGACTTGCTCACGGTGGACTGACCCACGGAGATGACGCAACACCTGTAGGGTTTAGTACTGATATGGGCACTGGTGTTGGTAAACCAAGTGCTGATACTAATTTTAACCCCTTTCAGTATGGCTTAGGATTCTCTTCATTTGGCCCCACTACTCCAGCTGGCAGTGTCCCTGCCCCTGTTACTCCCGCACCAGTAGCACCTACTGGACTTGGCGCTCCTCAAATATTTTATGATATAAATGGTAACCCACACGCATCACAGGCTGCTGCAGATGCGGCTAATGCTGTTATACGTGGTCAAGGAGGAGATAAAGACAAACCTGACGAGCCAGAAGCTGACCCTAATGCTTGGATGGGGAAGTATGATTATTCAGATCCAGATGTGTTGGCTTCTAAAACTCTAGAGATATTAAATAAAAAACAAGGCATTATAAGTTCCACAATTGGCAATGCACCTTTCGGACAAGCTTTTCAAGCAGCCCAATTTACTGAATATCAAGCTAACATAAATCTTTTAAAAGGCACAATCTCTGATGAGAAACATGCTGAATTGGTAGCAGCAGCAGAAAAATATAAGGATGACCGTTTCGGCGAAACGCCATCTGGCCTTGCATCTTTCTTTCTTAAGAATGATCCAACGGATGACGCCCGTGCATCCTTAGTAGCAAATGACCCCAATCATTGGTCTAATAAAGCGACTACTACACCTAAAAAGACTGGTCCTGTTACTACTTCTACTGCAACAGTTTCAAGTGGAGGAGGAGGAAACTCTTCAAACATTGCAGCTGAAAGAATAAGTAAAAAAGATAAACAAGATAAAGCTGCTGCTGCATTAACTTCAGGGCAAGAATCTGCTACAGGTGCTAAATCAGTAATAGCAAAATCAGGTGCTAAAGGGTCTACCAACTATAATAAGACTAAGGCAGCAAATGAAACTATAAAGGAAAAACTTAAAAATCAAGCGTCCGGTGGTGGCGGTGGCTTTAATGCTGGCGGCTTGATGATTAAGAAGAAATAACTATACTACTCCGACAACAACAATAAGGCTACCCAGCTAAGGCTGGCCCCACATAAAGGAACTACTATGGCAGAACTACAAGCAGTGGAAACTCCACGCTCAGCAGGATTCGTTGATCCTAATTTCAGTAACGCAAACAAGCGCCGCATCCAAGAGCAGGAAGAAGAGCTTAAAGAATTGATGGGTGAGGAAGAAGAAGAAGATCTTCCCATAGCCGCTAAGTCTAAGGACGCTGAAGAGGGGGATGAGAAACTCTCAAGTGAAGAGAAGACCTACAAGAAACGTTACAGTGACTTACGTAGCCACCAGAACAAACAAGCTGAAGAGCTTAAGGCTATCAAGGCTCAGCTAGATAATGCACAAGAGCGTGGCGACATTCGCCCTCCTAAGTCTGATGAAGACATAGAAGCATGGTCACGTGAGTATCCTGATGTAGCTGCTATTGTAGAACGTATTGCAGAGAAGAAAGCACAAGAGAAGTTTTCTGGTGCAGAAAGTCGCTTACAAGAGATTGACCGCATTAGTGCTGAGTCTGACCGCAATAGGATGGAAGAAGAGATTAGGGCTATGCACCCTGACTTTGATGAATTACGTTCTAGTGATGGCTTCCATGACTGGGCAGGAGAACAACCTAAGTGGGTACAGAATGCTCTATATGAGAATGCTGAAGACCCTGCCTCTGTTACTCGTGTAATTGATTTATACAAAGTAGACAAAGGTTTAGATACTAAAACTAGAAAGAAGACATCCAAGTCTGCAGCCTCTGCTGTTGTAACTAAGCGTACAACTAGGCCAGATCAAAGTGATTCTTCTGGTAACTTCTCTGAGTCGCAAGTACATAAGATGACTGCTGCTCAGTATGATAAACAATCAGATGCTATTATGGAAGCAATCCGTTCTGGAAAGTTTGACTACGATATGACAGGCGGAGCACGATAATAGTAAATAAGGCATTGACATCTATAGTGTACCTAGTATAACTATAGGTGTCTCTACATTAAGTGTAAGCCTCTCGTAAGAAAGACTACCTTGCACTTAAGACAACACTACCTCGCTAAGTCTAAACACACCAATTATATAAGACCCACCTAAATAAGTATAGGCCCGTATAACCTGAGTTACATAACTGATCCTTATGACTCATACTTATGTGCACCCTAAAACATTTAGCCTCTTATCCGGTTAGTTTAGCTTATTAATCATAAGCCAAACACCTAATGGAGGATTTATCCCATGGCTTTTACAACCGCAACAGGTTACGGCAATTTACCAAATGGTAACTTTAGCCCCGTAATCTATTCTAAAAAAGTACAGCTTGCTTTCCGCAAGAGCACAGTAGCTGGCGACATTACTAACTCCGACTACATGGGAGAAATCGCCAGTCAGGGAGATACCGTAAAAATTATCAAAGAACCTGAAATTTCTGTCTCGCAGTATGCACGTGGTACAAATGTCACAGCACAAGATTTAGAGGATGCTGATTTTTCCTTAGTCATTGATAAGGCTAACTATTTTGCCTTTAAGATGGACGATATTGAAGAGGCACACAGCCACGTCAATTTCATGGATCTTGCAACAAACCGTGCTGCCTATCGTCTGGCTGACAACCATGACCAAGAAGTTCTTGGCTACATGGCTGGCTACGCACAAGCTGCTAACCACAGCAAAGCTAGTGCTCTGAACACAGCTGTTAATGGTACTAAGGCTGTATCAACTGCAGGTGCTAATGAGTTGCTTTCTTCTATGCAGCTTCACAAAGGCGACTTTGGTAACATCACTACTGCCTCTGCTGGCACTCACTCAATTCCTGTGACTGCACGTATGCCCGGTGCTACTTCCTTGCCAACAGCTACTGTTTCTCCTGCTATGATTATCTCACGCATGAAGCGTTTGCTTGATCAGCAACAGGTAGACTCACAAGGTAGATGGCTTGTAGTCGATCCAGTATTCATGGAAATCCTCGCTGATGAAGATTCCCGCTTTATGAATGCTGACTTTGGTGAATCAGGTGGGTTGCGTAATGGCTTGTCCCTTAACAACTTCCACGGCTTCCGTGTATACTCCTCATCCAATTTGCCAGCACTAGGCACAGGATCAGGTACATCAGGTACAGCTAATCAGCTGACTAACTTTGGTGTTATCATAGCTGGCCATGATTCTGCTGTAGCAACTGCTGAGCAAATCAACAAGACAGAAACATATCGTGACCCTGACAGCTTTGCTGACATTGTTCGTGGTATGCATTTATACGGCAGGAAGATTCTTCGTCCAGAAGCAATCGTAACTGCTCGTTATAACGCAGCGTAGGGGGGATATAAACTATGGCTACTTTTGATATGACTTCCGTTGATACTGCTGGTGTAGGAGCAAACGTTCTTGCTGTTCCTACAGTTGTTGGTAACAACGTTCGCACTATTGAAGCAATCTTAGATATTGATGCTATGATTACTGCAGGTGCTACTATTGCTAATGGTGACATTTTCCAACTGTTAGAAATTCCTGCTGAATCAGTAATTGTTGCTGCTGGTGCAGAAATTATGAAGTCCTTTACTGCAAGTTGTACTTGTAATATTGACTTCGGTGCTGGAGATGACATCGTTGACGGTGCTGCTTTGGATGCTGCTGCTGGTACATACCTTGTAAAAGGTAGTAATGGCGAAGCTAACATCGTAAACACTGGTGCTGCATCTACTTTTGCTGCTGAAGCACTTGCTGTTGTTGGTGCTGCAGATACCATTGATGTTGTTATCGCTGGTGCTGCCGCTGCAACTGGACGCTTACGTGTCTATGCAGTAGTTGCAGATATTTCTGCCGCAATGACTGAGGCTGCTTCAGCCCAGCGTGATTTGCTGTAACACTACACTAAACTTTGGGGCTGGCTTTGTGCTGGCCCCATTGCTGCATTTTAAGGAAACATAATGGCACTTACATTTCTTACATTAGCAAACGATGTTATTACACGTATGAATGAGGTAACTCTTACTGCTTCTAACTTTACGGATGCTAGAGGTGTTCAGGTACAATGTAAAAATGCCGTTAACGAATCCATAAGACACATCAATCAAAAAGAATTTGGTTATCCATTTAACCATGCAAGTAATAACTCTGTATTAGTTCCCGGTACTTCAAGGTATACTGTTCCTGCTAGTACAAAACATATTGATTACAATACAGCTAGAATAAAAAGAGACACTGATCTTAGTACATCAGGTGGAAACCTTGCAAAACTAGATTATAACGAATACATAAATAAAGAGTTTGCCAACCAAGAAGATGAAGTAGATGCAACTACACTTAACGGTAATCTAACGGATAGCGCAACTACAATTACTGTCGCAAGTACTACGGGCTTTGCAACTACAGGAGTTCTTTTTATATTAGGTGAACAAGTAATATACGCAGGGCTTACATCTACTACCTTTACAGGGTGTACTAGAGGTTCCAATGACACTACAGCCGCTGCACATGCATCAGGCGTACAAGTAGCTTCTTTTACTAATGGTGGAGTACCACAGTTTATAGTACGTACACTAGATAATAACTATTTACTTTATCCTTTACCCGATAAACAATATACATTGGCATTTGACTTCTTTACATTCCCAGATGATTTAACTGCACACGGAGACATAACTACAATACCAGATAGATTTCTTCCTGTAATTGTAGACGGTGCTACGGCATTTGTATATCAGTATCGTGGTGAGATGCAACAGTACCAGTTAAACTTTGATAGGTTTGAAGATGGTATTAAAAATATGCAGAGTTTACTTATAAACAAGTATGAGTATGTTAGGTCAACTATGATAAGTAGACCAAGTAGATATAATGTTGGAATTACTTTTTAATGCCAGATATTTCGCAGGTACAACCAGCCGCATTTAACTGTGAAGGTGGACTAGTATTAAACCGTTCTAGTTTCTTAATGAAACCGGGTGAGGCTTTAGTACTAGAAAACTTTGAGCCTGACGTTGAAGGTGGCTACAGGAGAATGAATGGCTTTCGTAAGTTTGTCAATCAAATAGTACCTGAAACTTCTAGCTCTTCTGAAAAAATTATTGGTGTAGCTAACTTTGCAAATAAAGTAGTAGCTTGTAGGGGCGAGAAAATATTTAACGCAGGTTCTACTGAGTTAAGTGTTGCTATAGCATTAAACGAAAGCATGACAGGCGCTGGTGTAATTAAAGTTATTTCCGTAGCTGGGTTTACTGCTAGTGGTACATTGCAAATTAATGATGAAATATTTACGTACACAGGAATTAGCGCTACTGTAAAACCTAATGAACTTACAGGTGTAACTAGAGCAGCCTCTGGTACAACCGCTGCTGTTCATTTTGGTGGCATAACAGTTTCTAGCACA